GAATTTTGCCAGCCGCCGAATTAACCAAGGAGATGAAATGCCCCACGACATAATCCACGTCCAATCCGACGACATAGGCGAATACCTCGGCACCCCGATCACGATGGCGATGAGCAAAGAGCAGATGTTCGATGTTATTAAGGGGTTGAGCGCGACGGTGAAAGAGTTGCAGCGCCAAGTGCGACCATTGAATGTTGACGCGCAGGCATTGCAAAGGGGGTTGTCATGACGGACGTATCAGACCAAGTGGCACGCCGCAAAAAATCATGGGAAGAGTTACTTTCTGACTCCAATGAATTACGCATGCAACTCCACGCCGCCCGATATTACACCCATAAACTCATCATCAAGAAATACGGCGACGTGCTGGCTGCCGGTCTGATCGACGAGGAACGCGCCAGAGAGCTATACGCCGAGGCCATGGCGAACTATGACGGCGTAATCAAGGATAGCGTCCAGGGTCATGCTGCGGAGGCTATGGAGAGGTCAATCAGTGAGGGGTTTGTGGTATGATACTCGCAAGAATCAGATTATTTTGGCACTGCCTTACAAATATGCACAGATCGTATTCAGTCGAGAATTTTTACAAAAAAGAGATTGGCTGTGAAACCTGCGGCTACGAAGAATATGGATCAAAGGATTTGTGATGGGCCGAGGTAAGAGAAAACGAACACGGGCGATCCTGTACAATCTCCAAGAAGGCATCTGCGCAATATGCGGAGACTTCATGCACATTGATACAGAGGATGCTCAGAGAGACTTGGAGAACTTTGCTACCATCGATCATATTATTCGGCAGCGGGACGGCGGCGGCGATGAACTAGATAATTTGCAGCTTGTGCATAAACGGTGCAACCAAGAGCGAGATTGATATGAAAACAGGTGAACACACAAACGAGCACGGCGTGAGAGTAACGGAACATATCTGCGACACATGCGGGCTTGAATTCACCATTTGCCCCGGCATTGACGAATATCCAAACTGCATGACAATTGATTGTGACAGTTACGATCCCGATGTTGATATGACGGACGAACAGATTATGGACGCGATAAACGCACCCAACAATGAACCCAGAATGGTAATCCATTAACAAACTTTTGCATTTCCCCCCAGTCTGGGGTAATATCTTGCAACCCGCAGCGATTGCGGCTAGTCCCATTGATGGAAGCGCGGCATGGCACACAAAAAGAAAGAAGGCTCGCAAGACGACATCATCAAAGATGCTCGTGACCGCTTAGACGAGAGCCAGGATGGATCGGATTTCAACCGGGATAACTATTACGATGATACAAGGTTCGCCCGGCTTGCCCAGCAATGGCCGTCGAAGATTCGCAAATTGCGCGAGCAGGAAGGCCGTCCAGCGCTGACCATCAATAAAATGCCGTCGTTTATTCATGCCGTGGTGAACGAAAGCCGGCAGAACAAGCCAGGCATCAAAGTTTCCCCAGTTGATAACGGGGCCGATGAAGAGACAGCCGAAGTCATTGGCGGGCTTATCAGATCCATCGAACGCAATTCAAACGCAGAGGTCGCATACGACACAGCCATAGATAATGCTGTGACGGGCGGCTTTGGGTTTTTCCGTGTTGATATTGATTACGTCCATGATGATACGTTCAACATGGCGGCTTACATTCGGCGCATCGGCTCTGCACTGTCTGTCCATTGGGATACGAACACCACAGGGTATGATGCAAGCGATTGGGATTTTGCTTTTATATCCGACTGGATGAGCAAGCGCACATACAAGCATCGTTACCCCGAAGCGTCAATGACGCCATGGGAAGCCGACATCCGAGATGAAACGGCGGTGACGTGGATCAAAGATGAGCAAATCCGCATCGCAGAATATTTCCAGCGCACCGAAAAACAGCGCGACTTGGTGCAGCTTTCCATTATCAACCCGGAAACAGACGAAGAAGAATTCCAAGCCGTTCGCGCCGATTCCCTGCCTGATATGGCGAAGAGGTTTTTCGAAGTCGGCAACATGACCACCAAAGGAATGAAAGACGACGAGCTTATTCGCGGCTTCATGGAAATGTCCGGCACGCAGGAACGCCGCCGCAGGGAGGTTGATTACTACGAAGTCAAGCGCCACATGATCAACGGTACGGAGGAACTTGAAGAGGCTGAAGTATGGCCTGGGTCATCAATCCCGATTTGCCCGGTTTGGGGCGATGAGGTCAATATTGATGGGCGTCGCTATTTCCGTTCAATGATTCGGGACGCTAAAGACGCGCAGCTTCAGTTGAACTATTGGCGTTCGGCTAGCACCGAATTAGTCGCATTAGCACCGAAAGCACCGTGGCTTATTGAGGAAGGCGCTATCCCCAAAGGCAAAGAATCTATGTGGAAGAGTGCCAACACCCGAAATCACGCTTATCTGCCATACACCAAAGGGTTTGCACAGCCGAAGCGTGAACCATTCGCTGGTGTCCCCGCTGGTGCCCTTCAGGAGGCCATGAACGCCAACGAAGACATGCAGGCCATCACCGGCATCTACCCGAGTTCCATCGGCGCACGAAGCAACGAAACGTCAGGCAGGGCTATCTTGGCCCGCGAGCGTCAGGGCGATGTTGCAAACTTCCATTTCCTGGATAATCTTTCTCGGGCAGTCCGATATTGCGGGCAGGTTCTTGTTGAAATTATCCCATCTGTTTATTCCCCATCCGAAACCGTGCGCATCCTTGGTGAAGACATGAAAGAGAAAGTTGTCAATCTCACGCAAGAAGATGGCGCTTCGGCATATCGAAAGGGTATCGAAGGGCAGCCGGAACTCTACAACATTGCTATCGGCAAATATGACGTTGAGGTCAAGACCGGGCCGAGCTACGGTACACAGCGCGAAGAAACCCGTGAGACACTTATCGAGATCATGCGGCAGGTTCCAGACGCTGCGCCATTTATCGGTGACGTGCTGCTTGATCATATGGACTTTGTAGGCGCTGACAAGATCGCCAAGCGGCTCAAGCACCTGTTACCCCCAGAAGTACAGAAAGCCGAAAGTGATGAGGTCACGAACGCTGATAACCCGGAAGCTGCCGCACTACAGCAACAGTTGGATGCCAAGGATGCTGAGACCCAGCAGATGCAGCAAGCGGTTATGGCGGAGATTCAGAAGATCCAGGGCGAAGCCGAACAGGTGAAGCGTGAAAATGCCCAGATCAAGTCCGATAATCAATCTGATATGGCGAAGCTGGAACTCGATAGCCAAGTCAAGGGCCGCGAACTCAATCTTAAAGAACAGGATTCAGGCAGAAGGGATCGTGAGTTGGCTTTGAAAGAAGGTCAGGCCATGATTGAGGCGCAGAAACCCGTTGTAACTCAACAGGAAGAGTGGGCTTATGACCGCCTGATGGAACAAGATAAGCAGGACCATGAAACCACTGAAAACGAACTCAATAGGCTTGCCGAAGCCGTACAAAATGACCTTGACCGACAGGCCGACATCACAAAGGTTATCATAGGAAAATCTGATAGCGGCGAGCGTGGGGAGCACACCAATAACGTTGATTTAGGCGAAGTCATGGAGCAAGCCGCTACCATGTTGACCGCGCCAAAGGTTATCTTGCGAGATGATTTTGGTAACATCATCGGCAGCGAAACCGTAATGCCTGGAGTTGATATTGAGGATTTGGCACCCCCTGTTGATCCGATGAAAACGTTACTTGATTCCATGAATGCGGAAATGATGACATCTATAACTGCGCTTATGGGGCAGGTGGAGGATTTGAAGAACGTGAACAATAAGCCGAAGAAATACGAAGTTGTGCGTGGGCCAAATCAGCGCATTACCGCACTAAACGTTGTGATCGATGAACCAACGATTAATTGAACGGATAAACAGGTGTAAATGATGGCAATTCAAATTGAAATTCTTGGGGGCAATAAGAAAACGTTGCAAGCAGCTTTTTATTATCCTGTTCCTGTAAATGATCAGAATGCGGCAGCAGTTGATTCCGAGCGTGTTGCTGCTGGAGTAAAATTATCTGTTGGCGAAATTCAAGACTTGAAAGATGGCAAGATCATTGAAATTGTGATGCCGGTTAGCATTTCAGGGTTTAGTCTCGCTCAAGCCAAGGCTCAACTGGAAACGCGCTGGACGGAATTACAAGCCGAAGCGCTTGCAAAGTACATTGATAAATACAAATTTGCAGGTGTAACATTTGATGGAAGCTGGAGTTAATCATGGCAACAACAAAAATTGACATTACCTTAGAAGCTTCATCTTCGAATGCAGCCGGTGCAACGAAGACTGGTACAGGCGTTGACGTTTCAGATGAATATGGTGCGATTGTTAGTGTGAAAGTGACGAATGGCGCAACTGGCCCTACTATTGCGTGTTTGGCAAAGATACAAGTCAGCAATGACAACTCAGCTTGGTTTGAGTTTTGGGAAGCTCGGTCGGCATTGGGAAATAATGAGGTTTCGGAATGGGCCGTTGCTATCCCGGCCGCTGTACAGTTTATCCGATCTATTTTTGATGAGAATACAGCGCAGGCGGTTACTGTTGAAGTAATTGGCTCTAGCATTTCGGCGGTGTAATGACCTTATATCAATCAAAATATAACCTAACGAAATTAAGCCCACAGCCGGGGTGGGAGTGGTTCCATGACGCCTGTGTTGGTGCGTGGATTATGGACGATCAGGGCGAAACGATTGTTGATTATTCTCGCGTTGGAACTGACGCAGTGCTTGATAACTCTTCTGGTGATATATCACACATTGTCAATACACAAGGCAAAGGGCTTGAACTAAGCGGAGACGCCACAAACGACCGCATTAATCTAGGTTCGATAACCCCTGCAAATCCGTTGGCAATGGTCGGTAAAACGGCGATGACGATAATAACCCGGTTAACAATGAATAGTGGGGCCGGGCCAACCTTCCCACGTATTTTTGACAAGTCTGATGGCGGAAGCGGCGTTAATGGCTACGTTTTTTACACCCAGGATAATATTCAACTCAGATTTGATATAGATAATTCTGGTGCGACAACCAGACATAATATATCACATACATTTTCAGAAGACGAGCCTCACATTTTTTCATGGCTTTTAAGGTCTTTGTCGCTCAGTGAATTGTTCGTTGATGGAATATCCGTTGGCACGGATACGTCCACCCAAAAAAGTTTCCCGTCTGCCACGGCCCCCGCTGCTATAGGTAACTTTAACTCCGGGGTAGATCGCATGTGGCCAGGGGCTATAGATTTTCTTTATGTTCTTGGGGCGGTTACACCAGCACAACGCAGGCAAATAGAATTAGACCCTTACGGGCCATTTAGGCAACCCGAAGACTTTGTTGTTTTGGTGCCTAGTGTCGCTGCCGCTGGGCGCATTATGTCAAGCCTAGTTGCCGCAGGGGGTCTTGCGGGTAAAGGCGGAATTGCAGGAATAGGCGGAGGCTTAGCAGGATAATGGACAGAACAAAAGGTGATACAATTAATTTCAGGTTTACCACTCGTTCATTTACGACGGGTGTTCCGACCGATCTTCTTGGCACCCCATCTCTTGCTTGCAATGAAGATGCTGTTGATGCTGCAATCACAACAGGCGTGTCATTAACGATAGAAACAATAGATGGTAAAAACTTGGCAACTATTGATACTTCACAAGCTGACTTCGAATCTGGTAAAGAGTATGATGTTTACATCGCAGCAGGAACTGTTGACGGCGTGTCGGTTGTTGGTGAGGTCATATTGCATTTCAGTCTTGGTCTTAGTGCAGCGGCTGTTGATTTGGCAAATGTAACTGACGGGCTTAGTGCTTTGAAGACACTTATTGATGCGATCCCGACTACAGCCATGCGAGGCACGGATAGCGCGCTATTAGCGGCGGACATTAACTTGACGGG